GGGGCGGATGCGGAGCAAATCGCGTCTGTGGAGCGGATGATAGCGCGTTTGTGGGAATGGCGCGTGGCCAACCCAGACCGGCTAAAGGTGCCGGACGCCAAAGGCGAAAAGCTGGCTTATGATTAAAGATGCCGCCCTTGAGCAGAAATCCCCATGATCCACGTCACAAGGAGGAAGCATGACCATCGAGCAAGAGCACGACCGCGGCCGCCCGCTGAAAATCCGCGACCAAGCCCAGGAAGTCGGCGAGCACGGGAAAAACGACGCGCCGCCTCGAGCTCGTGACCCGCTGGCGCTCGCCGGCGTCACCGTCCAGGCCGTTGACCAGATCGGTGAGTCAGCCGCGCACGAGATCGAGCAGGCCGCGGCGGCGGTCGAGGAGGGCGCGGCGGAACTACGACGGAGAAGAGGCATGAACTCAGACGACATCGTGAAGCTGGGCGAGGATCTGGCCAAGGCCATCGTGCAGGCCGCGCAGGATCAGTTGACCAAGGCGCAGGCCGAGCTCGACCGGGCCAAGTCGGTGGCCGACATCGTCCTGGCCCAGGCCAACGACGAGGCCCGCCGGATCGACGAGGGTATCGCCAGCCGCAAGGCCGCCACCGAGAAGATTCTGGAGGGTTACACCATTCTCGAAGGGCAGACGGCGGACGATCCCCGGCAGCCGGGGCCACCTCCCGGCGTCTACAACGACAGGGACGACGCGACCGGCCAGGCCTATCGAGATGAACTGAAGCACAAGACCGAGGGCCAATTCTTTAGCGACGAACTCAGCAAGCTTAATTCCCGCTACCCGTCTTTGGTCGGTGCCGGCCAGACCAGCCAGCCGTAGCCTGGATCGAGTGACGGCGCACTCGGGAATAGTGGAAACCAGATGAAGGAGATGATGTGGCTGGATTTTCTGGGAGGTTTGACTCTGCAAAGCAGGATTGGGAAACTCCAATGGAGATTTTCTCGCCGCTTCACGCTGAGTTCGGCTTTACGCTAGACGCCGCCGCCTCATTCGAGAACAGGAAGGTACAGGAGTTTTTCGACGCGGCGGCTGACGGGCTTGCGCAGGATTGGGGCGCCGAAACCGTTTGGCTCAACCCGCCTTATGGCGACGGGGCGGCGAAGATGTCGGATTGGGTCAGGAAGGCATATCAGGCGAGCCGGAAGGGCGCGACCGTTGTAATTCTGATCCCGGCTAGGACAAATACGGTCTGGTTCCAAGACATCTGCCTTCGCCACGCAGAGGTCAGGTTCATCCGAGGAAGGCCGCGTTTTGGCGGCGCCGATCATGGTCTCCCCCAGCCCCTTTGCATCGTCGTATTCCGCCCAGGTGCCCGTGAGGGTTCCGTGTCGGGATTTAAGTTGCCAAGGACAGGGGTGGCGGTCGCTTCGCAAGCTGAATTGTTCGAGCAGTGCGCAGACGAGAGTTGTGGGCACCAGAGGGGATGAGGATGACGCAAACGCCAGAGATCATCTGCAAATTTGCGGCCGGCGATGTTCGATCACCACTGTCTTGTGGATGTCCTAAATGTTGCCCGGACTGGCGGGCCTGGAGGAGAAATCCCCATGAACCAGCCAGGCTATAGAAACGTCTTGAACAGGATTGCGATCGTCATGGCCAGATTGGTCGCGACCATCCATTTCAGGACGGTCAAGTCGGTGTCGATCCGCGCGGCTCTGTTCTCGTATGCTGCGGCCTCTTCGGCAGCGGCCCGCGCCTTGTCGTCGGGCACGTTGCCGGCCCGCAGGGCGTCGTAGAGCTTCGCCATCATGATAGCCATTTTCAAACTCCGGTGGTGAGCGCGACGACGTTGTCCGCGAGCGCCGCGCGGCGCGGCCGCCCAATTCGGTTGCCGGCGAGCTGCATGACGTGCGCGGCCCACCGCTCGAGCGCGGCGCGGCGTTGGTCGAGATAGAGGGCCTTATTGTAAACGCCACCCACGCCGCTCTTGTGGCCGCCGACGTGGCCGAGGATCGTCTCCACGATATGGGGTGGCACGTCGAAGCGCTCGTGCAAGGCGGTCGATATCGAGCGCCGGAAGTCGTGCAGGCGCCAGGGCGCGACCGCAGAGCCGAGTTTCTTATCGAGCTCTTTTTTCGCCTTGGCGAAACCAGAGAACGGGCCTTCACCGTAGCCAAAGACCAGATCCCGATCGGGCCGGTGCTGCAGCCGGGCCGCGAGGATGGCGCGCGCAGGCGCCGAGAGCGGGATGACATGCTCGCGGCTGTTCTTGACGCGGGCCGGCGGCAGGGTGATCAGCGCCGCCCCGATATCGATCTCGCCGCGCCGCAGGCTGGTGATCTCATCGCGCCGGGCACCGGTGAGGATCAGAAGCCGGACGATGGCCGCATAGTCGTCGTCCACGTCCTCGCCGTCGAGCGCGCGCCAAATGGCGCCGAGCTCGGGATCGCTCACGGCGCGGTCGCGGACGACGGGTTCGCACGGCATGTTGGTGAAGGCAACCGGGTTGCTCTCGATCAGTCCCTCGCGGCAGGCCCACATGAAGAACGCGGACCAGGAGGCGCGCGCTCGGGTGGCCTCGCCCGCGCCGTTGGACGCGCTGAGCTCGGTGAGGCGCCGGGCGATCATGGCGCGGCTCACGGCGGTGATCGGTTCGCGGTGCAGCGGGAGCAGACATTTATTGAGGTGGCGGGTGGTCTCGCGCACGGTCTTCGGCTTAAGCCGCGGCGATTTCCAAACGAGATACCGCGGCAGCAGGGCACCGATCGTCGTGGCCGCCGCGGCGCGGGTGCTGGTCTTGTCGCCGGCCGGATCGCCGCCGAGCCGCCGGGCCGCCATGATGTCCTTGGCCTTGGCGCGCGCCGCGGCCGCGGGAACGATCGCCGGCGAGCCGAGCGATATCTTCCGGGCACGGCCATCGACCTCGTACATGACGGTCCAGGTCCGGGCGCCGCTGGCGCGGACGCGCAGCCCGAAGCCAGGGATGTCCTCATCCCAAAACGTTGTGTCGGCCTTGCCGGCCGGGCAGGCCAGGGTGCGGATCGTCTTGTCGGAGAGCTTCATTCGTAAGAGCCTTTGTGTGTTTCTGGGTAGGGCCTGGGTAGGGTTTTGGTCGGATATTGGCTTCCACGCATTTCCACGGGTTGCCACGCTGGTGTGAGAGTTATCATTGATACATCGGCCTTTCTTGCATTTCGTTTCCATTCATAGCAGTTCCTCGCCATGCATTGCAAGCGTCATATTCCCAGAAGCTATGTGCGTGTTCGCGGCTGAGATATGTCTAATATAGACAATATCTCATATACTTAGCCATTAACTCCCTACCCAGGAAAGGCGCCTGGGTAGGGCCTGGGTAGGGTTTTGCGCTGACAGCCGCCGATTTGCCAATTGGACAATTTGGACAATTTGGACAATTTGGACAATTTGGACAATTTGGACGCCTACCCCGAGCCCCACAAGCGGCCACCCGTGCACCACGGGCCAGCCTTGAGCCTCGGGCAAACGCCGCTGCGAAGGGTGGCCGGACACATGTCCGCAGCCGGCCACCCCATCAATCCCTAGGTTTCCTCGTCCTCAGCCAGGACCGCCACCGCGATGACATCCGCGATGAGGCAGCGGCAAACGCGGGCGGCGCACCGATAGCGGCACACCCCGTCGCCGGCGTGCGGGCAGCGCAGGCGCGGAGCGCCGTCGGCGGGCTCAGCTCCGGTCGTCGGGTGGTCGCGCTGTTGCATTGGTTTGCCCCCACAGCTTCGGCCGGATGCGCGGCGCGGCCCGCACACGCGGCGGCCCCGCCTCTGCCGGGTCCATGCGCATGTCTTTCATTTTGCAGTGCAGCGCGCGCGCCATATGCTCGAGCGCCTCGACGGTGATCCGCCGGTGGCCGTTCTCAAAATGATAAATGGCGTGCTTCGAGACCCCGATCGCCTGGCCGAGCGCAGCCTGCGTCATGAGCCGGTGCTCGCGGATCTGCGCGATCCGCTTGCCGATGACCGCATCTCTCTTGCTGATAACCTGGTCCATCACCGTCGCTCCTCTTGCGTTAAGTTGCGTGTGATTGATCCCCGGTATTTTTCTCCAGCCGTCGTTACCGCCCCGATCCAATATGAAGCCAGGATGACACGCATTGCCACCAAAACGTGTAGCTATATGACTCCCATTTCCTCTTATAGCCGCCGCCGCTAGCGGCTCGGCCGGCGCCCGCCATCCATGGGTTGTGTCAATTATGATTCCTTTGCGCGAATTTCACGTTAAATTGACCCCTAATTTCTTAGGGGCGCATACCAGAATGATCCAGCACTACGATGGGGTTGCCATGCCCCATAGACCGAAGCGCGCACGCCCTCCTTCGATGAAACTGACAGCACGCCAACGGCGTGTCCTGTGCCTCATCGCGGACGGCAAAACGGCCAAGACCATCGCGCGCGAGATCGGCAAGAGCGAAACCACGGTCCTCGATTATATCGAGCGCATTAAAACCAATCTCGGCGCCACCAATCGCACCAACGCCGCCGTCATCGCCGTGCGGAAGGGATTGCTGAACAACAAGCCGAAGAAATAAAAAAAGCCCCGCAAGGCGGGGCCAAGTCATGGGGGGCAACGCCTTCACCTTATCGACAATTTCTCGTAAGGGAAAATGACTTCGACCTCGTCGTCCGTCTGAATGCCGAGCGATTCCATCAAGCCGGGGCTGATGTCGGCGACGCGGCCGGTACTCTCGTGCGGCCCCCAATCCGCCGGGAAGGCGGTGAGCGACCGGCCGGTGGGCAGCGCGCGCACGAGCGCGACTTGCTCGAGCAGCATAGCCCGCGGCGTCACGTCGTAGTCCCATCGGCAAGCGATATAGTGGGCGTGGGGATCCAATCGACGCGCGAGGCCCGTAGTTTGCGGAGGCTGTCGAGGAAGAAAAAGATGCGGTGCATCCTCGACCTCATCAATAAAAGCCAATCCCTCATCTGATGCCACTCCCTTGTCATTCGGGCCGCCGAACCATGAAACCTTGCCGCACACCGACGATGCTTCCGGCGCTTGCACACCCTCGCCGCCGGCCAGGACACCGGCGATGGCGCGGCAGATATCATCGAATTCCGCATTGTAGATCATCGCGTCGGTCTCGCTGTCCACAAAGCACGTCTCGATCAGGATCGCCGGCATAGCGGTGTTGTTGAGGAAATAAAGGTCGGTGCGCTTCTTCGGACCGCGGTTGGTGAAGCCGCACGAGGCGATCGCCGCCGACACCTGGCCGGCGAGCGCGTTCTGCGTGACGTACAGAACCTCGGTCCCCATCGGCTTTGCCGTCTCGACATAGGCGTTGAAATGCACCGAGATGTCGAGGTCGCGCTGCTGCGCATTGTGCGCCTCGACGATGGTCTTGAGGTTTTCGTCCTGCGATCTGGACGTGTCGTCGTGGAATATTTTCACGTTCACGCCGTGGTCGCGCAGCCGGTCGGCGAGTCGATTGACCACGTTGCGGGCCTCCTCGACCTCGTCGAGCAGCCCGCTCGCGCCGCGCACGTATTTGCCGTGGCCGGATGAGATGACGATGCGTCCATATGCCATAGGTGGATCCCTCTCAAGGTTTCTTGCCGAGCTCGCGCGTCATGATATCGACGACCTTGTCCAGCCGATCCTTGTTCGCCTGCGTCTCTTTCTCGGTGACAGTCAGGCGATTGTTGATCTCCGCGAGGTGCGGCGAGCCACGCACTTCGAGAATGTTCACCCGCGCCTCCAGCTCGACCATATAGGCAGTAATCGAGAGCACGGCCGCGCCGATGGCAACGCCTTGCGCCACCAGGAAGTAGACCAGAGCCTGGTTATCGTGGAACCACGATTTGACGGAAGTCATCATGGATCTCGGTTCCATCCGGAGCCTTGAACGCCGGCCACATAACCGCTAGATTTCGGAGTAAGCGGGGAATGGCCGCAGCCACCCCCCGCCGCCGCTAGATCAGGAAGCTAACCCAAAACCGGAAGCACCAGCCGGTTCTAGTTTTCCTAATCGTCACGGCAATCGCGATGGGTAGAGCCATTGCGATTCCTCCGTTCAAGGCAAGCGAGGCTTTCGCTCAAAGCCGGGAGAGCCCAACTCTCCCGGCAGCGCCGCTGGCCCGACGCCCCGCTTTCGCCCGCCTCAAAGCCTGTCCGCTAGTCCTTTCTGGGCCGCCGGCATCGCCCGGACAGCGCCTGCACAAGCAGCCGCCGGATCGCCTCGGGGCGGGAGGGGGCCACCGGTTGCCAAGCCCGCCAGCCGTCCAGTTTTGCCAGCAAATCGGCCTGCAGCCGTGTCATGACCGGCGTCCCTATCTCTTTGGGACGACGACGTTTCTCATATTTCGTGATTTCACGACTTGACGTGGCCATGTGTTCGTGGTACCACGAAACAGTCGGGTCGGCAAGGTGCTTGTAACACCCCGCCGACCCTAACCCGAGAGCCGATGGAGGTTACCCATGGCACCCCAGGCTATCCCTGGCCTTACTACGATTCCGCCCGCCCCGTCAGTCGGGATGCCCGCCCGTCCCCAGCTTCAGCCGATCGAGATCGCCCATGCCGCGATGCTCGCCGGGCTCGCCCGGCTCGTCGTCCCGGTCATTCCCGCGGACAACGAGCCGGTGCATTTCGACGCCCTGGGCCAGCACATGCTGGACGTCGCCGAGGTCGTCGACGACTACATGACCGCGATCGGCGACCACGTGGCCGAGAATGCCACGACCAAGATCGACCTGAGCCTGTTCGCGGCCCCGCTGCTCGCGACCATCGAAGGCAATGCATTTTTCGAGATCGAGAACGCGGCCGCGGCGCTGCGCGAGGAGATCCGCGATCATTACGCGCCGAGGAGGTTCGCCTGATGCTGAGCCCCCTCCAGCTCGCGGCCCGCGAGGGCTGCCTGACCGCCTCGTTTCTCCCTAAACTCATGATCTGGAACGAGTCGGAAATCCTGCGCGAATGGCAGCGCCTCGTCGGCGATCCGGCCTGGGAGCCGGAAGACCTCGACGACAAATGGGCGGTGCAATTCGGCTCGTGGATCGAGCCGTTCGCACTCGATTGGCACGAACGCAAAACCGGCCGCGCGCTCTCGCACCGCGGCGACGTGGTGCACCATCCCGAGCGGCCGTACTTTTGTTGCACGCTCGATGCGTTCCGCGCCGACGACGCCACCGTGATCGACTGCAAGGCGCCGGGACCGTGGCGCAAGCTCGACGAGGTCGAGGCCTATTACACGCCACAGCTCATCGGCCAGCGGGCCTGCCTGGGAGCGGACCGGGCCGCGCTCTTGATCGTGCACGGCGGGCAGGAGCCGGTCGAGCATGCGGTCGAATGGGAAGCCGATTACGAACGCGCGCTGTGGGAGCGGGTCGACAAATTCTGGCATTGCGTCGAGACGCTAACCGAGCCGGTAGCACAAGCGCCGGTCACTCCACCGGTCAAGCCCGTAAAGACCTACGACATGACCGGCGACAACCTCTGGGCGTCGGAGGCGGTCACGTGGCTCGACAACCGCGTTGCCGCCCGCAAGGCAGCGGCCGCCGAAAAGGATCTCAAGGGCCTCGTCCCGCTCGACGCCGTGCGCTGCCACGGCCACGGCATCGAAATCAGGCGCGACCGCGCCGGGCGCCTCTCACTCAAGGAACAACGAGCATGAAAACGGTCATCACAACCGGCGCGCCGGACAGCGGCCGCGAGATCATCGAGGCGGTCATCACCAAGGGCAATCTGGCGCAACTCACGCCGCAGGAGCGCACGCGCTTCTATGTGGAAGTCTGCAAAAGCGTCGGCCTCAATGCGCTGACCAAGCCGTTCGAGTTCATCGAGCTGAACGGCAAGCTCACGCTTTACGCCTTGCGCAGCTGCACCGAGCAACTGCGGACCATCCACGGCGTTTCGGTCGACGAGATGAGCGAGAGCGAGCGTGACGGGGTGTTCATCGTCACGACCAAAGTGAGAAACAAGCACGGCCGCACCGATGTCGCCAAGGGTGCCGTCAGCATTGCCAATCTCAAAGGCGACGCGCTCGCCAATGCCATGATGAAGGCCGAGACAAAAAGCAAGCGCCGCGCAACACTTTCACTGTGCGGCCTGGGTTTCCTGGACGAAAGCGAGGCCGAAACGATCCCGGCTGCGGCCGTCCGCATCGATCCTGCGCCGTCCCCGCCGGCGGTCACCATCAAGGCGGCGGGGGTCGAGCCGCCGCACCATCCGAAGACCGGCGAAACCAGCCCGCACGCCATCGCAGCACCCAAGGCCGACACCCAATGGCGGCGATACGTGCAATGGGGTAGCAGCTACATCGCGGCCATCGGCTCGGCCAAGACGGCCGGCGAAATCGACCAGTGGCAAAAGCTCAACGACCCCACGCTGGCCGATATCAAGGCAAACGCGGCGAAAATCCATACCCGGATCGAGGCGAACGTCGCAGCCGCGCGCAAGCGGCTTGCAGCATCGGATTAACAATGGCGCCAAGGAGCAAATCTTTGGCCGCGATGAGCAAGCCAGCAGCGACGGTTATACGAGATGATGAGCACGGAGAGAAAAAATGAAGCTCAAGACAATCGTAACCATCTACTTTGCATTACTGACAACCGCGGCCGTGGCCGCGGCCGAGCCGGACGCAGCGGGGCAGGCCGCTCGCCACCGGACGGCACAAGAGTTGGCATATCGAGTTCAAGCCATACGCGACATGATAGGCGTTCAGTGCCAGCGGTTGGCGTTGCCAGATATCGCAAAATGCGAAACACGCGACTATAACTCCTATTATAAGATACTTGATGGCATTAAGCGCGCTGAAAGCAGTAACGAGGCGATGATCGCCGTTTCGAATATTATAAGTCAGCTTGAAGCGAAGATCGCTGTAACCCTTGAAGACTTAGAGAGCTCAGCGGTTCGCTAAGACGGCAACCCGCGTGGCCGCCTGCTCCTGAGTGTCGTACAGCTCGACCTCCCATTCCCCCTGGTCGGCCAATTTCAGGATGTACGAGCACCTGGTGATCTCGACGTCGCGATCGGGCAGGACCAGCCACACCCGGTTGTCGACCCGCACCTGCACGATGTAGATCTTCTCCGGGTCGTCGACCTTCAAGCCGCCACGCGCCATGCGGACCAGCTGCTGGTGATATTTCGGCTCGCGCCAGGTCAGCGGGTAGTGCCCGTCCACCGTCACCGTGACCATTTGCACGCCGTCGATCCGACCGATCGACAGGACCATATGGCAGGTCAGCGGGTACCACTCATCGCCGACGCGATCCGACAGCATCCAGCCGCAATAGTAGCCGCGGCATATTTGCGGGCGGCTGTCGTAAATGGCGCAGCCGCCGTGACCGGGCTTGCAATGGCCGCACCACTCGTTCGCCGGTTTGTCCAGCTCGAGCACGCGCAGCAGCTTGCAGCACAGGGAGCACGACCCGCAGGACCGTCCGGGAGCGGTCTGGCGCTCTTCCATGCATCAACTCAAAACGATCTTCGGATCGAAGTAATAGGTCGCGGATGGCTTGGCGGCACGCACGCGAGCGTGCAGATAACCCGCCATGCCGGGCTGCGGAGCGGACAGCGTGGCGGTGAGCTTGAACGGGGACCAGCCCGCTCCTGATCCACCGCCGTTCCAGGTCGAGCCATCCGACGCGACCGCAGCGTTCGCCGTCAGCAGATTGGCCTTGGTCGTGGTGACGATCGTCCCCAGCGGACTTCCAGACGACCCCAAATACTCGACCTCCAGCCAGATGTCGTCGTTGTTCGGCAGTGCCCCCGCGTTGACCGTCCCGCACACCGTCACCGTGACGTTAGCACCGGTGGTCGGGTTCCAGATCGCATAAGGCTCGGCCTTGAACGGCCGCAGCCATTGCGAGTTGGCGGTGGTGACGATCTTGCGCGACTGCGCCTGACCGGTCGGATCAGCAGCACCACCGACCCGGGTGATCGATGCCTCGGTCGTCTCGGTACCCTCATACTGATAGCGAGTGGACTTGTAGCCCGTAGCACCGCTGTCAGAGCGCACGAGTTGAACGGTCAGCCCGGTGTTCACTGGCGTCGAAACCGTAGCGGATGCATGTAATTTGCAGTCCTTGATGGTCAAATTTCCGAAAGCAAGAATACTGGCATTCGATGTGTAGATAGCACCAGAGAACATGCTTAAGTCCAACGCTTCAAGCACGATTATACTGGTGCCGCTTGGAGCTGCCTCGTCAAATAGTCTCGTTGGCACAGATGAACCAGACACAAGAGCTGGGCTCGTGTTCTGCCAAATGAAAACATTGTTAACCGGTACAATAAACTCACCCGTGCTGGCGAACTTTACTGAGGTGTTGTTGAAGATGACCACGCTGCCGGCATTGGACGAGCCGTTTCCAAGTAACAGCTGCCCACCCGCCCCTGCCGCCGTGTTTGCCAACCAAAACGAACAATTGTCGAAGTAGTACGAATTTTGCAGTGATGTCACTGCACCCGAGGTTCCTATCGTTAGACTGGTCTGTCCAGAACTCAGACCAACACCGACCTTGAAGGTCATCCCATAAACATAGAACGCGCCTGCATTCGTTCCAAACAAGGTCACAGCTGCTGCGCCAGTACACGAGATTGTCGCTCCGGTCGTCAGATCGCTCGATGCCGGCGGATAGCTACCGGAATGATTGTGACAAAGTATCTTTCCGATGAGAGTAGCACTGCCAATAGGAGAGAACGTGATCGCCGTCGCCTGCGACTCGGCGTGGTTGTCGCCGACATAGACCGTGTTACCGGCTGCGAACCAGTTTACGGTGCAGGCGTTGGGGATGCGGGCGTGCGGGGCCTGACCGCCGGTGAAATTGCCGACCACACCGAGCGAGGTCCATACCGTCGTTCCGGCAGTCTCGGTCGTCGTCACACCGGCCGTGTCGCTGAACGCTGGCTCGGACGATCCCAACGTGCCAGCCGTCGTGCATATCTGATAGCTCGCGCCATTGTTGCGCTTGATGATCGCGCCCAGTGTCGGCACACCGGCCGCCTTCGCCGCTGTCCAATTCGTAGTATTGGTCAGATCGCCGTTGACCGCAGACGCGCCCGTGCATTCCTGCCACGTGACCGTGTTGTCCGTCGTCTTCGCCCCACGGGTTAAAACCCAGGTCGGCTCGGTCGTAGCATTGGTGGTGCCAGCGACGATACAAACAAACACGCGCTCGCTGCCGACTGCAGGAGCCGTATTTTGTCGCCGCAAGGCGCCAGCGGCGATAGTCGCGCCTGTCGCCCATTTCGTGACGGCATAATAACCGGTGGTCGATTGATCCCCGGCGTTGCAATACCAATTGGTGTCATAGAAGGCCATCAGGTCTAACCTTCGATGTAAATCACGGTCGGCTGCGGGGTCGCAGGCATGATGGGACCGTCCAGAGCCAATGTACCGTCAAAGCTAGAGAGCTGACTAACACTCGGAGCCGGGAATGTGTCACCGTCAATGAACCAATTGGGAGACACAGCCTGGTCGAAGATAAGATACGGGGTAAAGAAATTGTCGGTGGCAATGAAGAGCGCTGGCGAAAGCGTTGGGGGCAGCACCGGAACGTAGAACGCATCGATATCGACGAAAACCGCGGGCACCAATGCCTGGCCGAGAATGACGGCCGGGATCGACATGATGACATCGATGTCCGGCCAGAAATGCGGTGCCAGACTTTGGTTGATATCGATATCCGGGACATAGAAGGTGTCGGCGAAGTCTATGACCGAGTCGAATGGGTATATGGCAGGGTTGGAGGCGATGACGTGCGTGAAGAAGGCATCATCGGCAGCCCCAAACGGTGCCGCCAATGGTGCCAACCCGACACCCGGCATCAAGAAAACGTCGATGTCCACAAACAAATCAATCCGCCCTGGGGTCCGCATGTTTGGACCAACGAAGACGTCGGAGTCCAGAATACGCTGCGGATTTAGTTGATTGAATACGAAGGGCGCAAAGAGCGTATCGCCTGTATTGAATAAGGTCGGCAGCAAGAAAGCCGCTTGGCCCGCCGGGTAGACTAGATCGCCATCGGGGAAGTGCTCGTTGACAACGCCGGGCAGCAGTGCCGCCGCCATTGTAGCTGCGAAGGTCGTGTCGGCGTCGTTGAAGACCTCAGTCAGCAGAAGGAACGGATCGCCGTCGCGGCGAATGAGTTGCCGCCGAATGAGATCGCCCTCGACGACGAGACTGAGCGTGATGTGCGCCCCGAACGCGGGCGCATAGATAATGTCAGGATCGGCATACACCGCTGTCGGGTGTATCGCCACGACGTCAAGCTTTGCCGAGTAGAAAAAATCGGAGTCCTTGAAGAACGCCGACACCAGCACCGGGTCGAATCTCTGGGTGAAGTCGTAAAATCGCTCGGGCACAGTGTCGTCGAACAGATAGGGGAAGATACCATCATAGTCTTGGGTGATATAGGTATAGCCAAAACCCTCGGCGCCGTTGGCCGTTTCGTCGACCGGATCGAGCGGTGAGCCAAAACCGATCTCGAATATTCTGTCCTGAAGAAACTTGTCGAGCTCAAACGGAACAACACTCGTCCCCCTGATGACGAGCGGGTTCAGCAACTCCTCTGCGACGACGCCGTCAAGCATCAGTGTTCCTTAGTGACTTTCATTTTCCCAACTGAGGATCGGGCCTGAACCTCTCAATCTTGGCGATCGTTTGAAACTGCCCAACGGGACTCACATTGCCCTTGGCGTCGACGCCCGTTGATCCGGTATTCCTCCCAGACTTCCAGTTCGACGAGCCGTGCAGCAGGACGTGAGGCTTGCCCAGGATCTTCTCAGCCTCCTTGGGAGGCACGGGCTTGCCGTCCTTGTCAACGAACAGGCGGCGGTTTTCCTCGATCCCGGTGTCGAGCGTCTGGTTGATCCAGATCTGTAGTTCGGCCATCTCCAGGCCGGTGTTGTGATCTAGATGATGCGCCGAAGCGGGAATGCCGATGGAATACCCGGAGCACGGAATGTTGAACGGTCCACCTTCGTAGGTCGGCACATCAAAAGTCGCGGGATCTGGTGAGCTTGGCCTTGGCGGGTCGAGCTCTCCTTTCCAGTCACCGGCGTGGTAGAGCGTCCAAATGCTGCCGGTCCATTGGAAAAAGTTGTAGTCGCCTTTTTGGATGAACGCGGTGGAATCCTGGTTCCATGTCCCAGCAGTGGAGGCAAACCGTTTCAGACCATCTTTCGGACTGCCCCTGAATGGAAGAATCCAACAGTTTCTCGGCATAATGTCATTGCCGCCTATTAATCCGGAATTGGCGCGTGTCGCGGACGTGACAGGCCCGAACCCTACAGAGTCGGTCCCCATTCCCGGCAACAATGGCAACTGGAATCCATCATGCATCGCAAACCGATGTTGCAGCGCCCCGCCGGAATAATTCTTGCCATCCAGCGCCAGCCATGCCTTGCATTCAGTGCTGACAATAGTCGGCGGCCGAGCGCCTCCAGGCAGAATCGACGGTATCGACACTTGCACGCTTCCGGAAATATCAAACGAGAACAGAAGATGGTGCCAAGCTCCGTCATTGACCGCCGGAATCGATACAAAGTCAAAGGCTCCTGGCGGACCACCAATGACAAACGTCTCGGGCTGGGCACCCATCACCTTGTCGGAAATGTCGGTGTACCAGAACTCATAGCCGTCCCAATACCCCTTCACCTTGACCCAATGACCACTCTCCAAGTGGCCAACAGGAGCATCGAAATAGCTTTGCGTCGCCCATATTTCCGTAACCTTATCGAGCTGGAAGGCGTAGCCTTTATATTTTGCCTTGGTGTCGGTCTGTAGACAGATTGTCAGATATCCATTCTTGTCCACGCCGATAAAGGATTGCGGAACATAGCCGGGCTTGAGCACGGGGGCGTCCCCGAGCGTCATGGTTGTCACCGTGAACTTGCCGTACTTGAAAATCCACGGCGCGTAGGGCGGCGGCCACGACGGGACGGACCACTGCGGGCCTGAGATAATCATCGGAACGTATTGCACCGCCTCTATCACATTCGGAAATTTTACTTGCCACGGGTAATACTCATAAGACTGGTCTGGATTGCCGAAGGTCAGCAGCGTGTGCATCTGGTCGATAACAAAGGGAGGCGGCGTCGCCATCATCACCGCTGCCGGCCCAAGGAGAGGCAGCGTGATGCCTCCGCCCGTGATGTATTGACCATACGAGTTCCAGTAAAAAATGTTCTGCTTGTAACCGTCCGCTTTAGCGACTTGGAATATATCCGGAGGCACCATCGAGTTAGTGCCCGCCGACCAGACGCCGGAAGGCCAGTCCGGCTCAGGTGGAGGTGCTGGATTTTGTCTGGCATCGCGGAACCAGATCGAGATGATCCCGCTGCTCATGTCTGGCAGCGGGGCGTTGCTCATCTCCAGGTAGCTCAACTGCTGCCTCCTTGCTGTGACGAATCTTGGACCTGCGACGGATCCTGCTTAGGCGCGTCTTCGTCCTTTGAACCGAATATCACGGCGAGCCCGCCCCAATTGATGTTGACGATATTCTGCAATGGGTCCAAACGCCATGGAGGATCGGCCGCCATCGCCCACTCACTATTTGGAAGGTTTCATCGGGAAATAGTCACCACCAGATTCACCAGATTCGGATTTCAAGGGATCGGCCAATAAAGAATCTGAGTCGGAACCGAGCGACCAGGTCCATTTTCGCCAGGTGTAGCCACTCCCAGTCGTGGTGATCAATTCATCGATGACCTCGACATCGATGAAATTAGAATCGTCCAATGATTTGGCATCAAGCGCGTCGAAATACTCTTTTGGGTCCGTCGGCGGCTGACCTTTCTCGGCGAGGCTGTCCTTCGGAATGTCGTAGTGTTTCACCCGCCGTTTATGCACCTTGCGTGTGGTGCCGGTATCATCACCTGAGCCGTTTTTGTGGGTGTACGTGGTCTTTTGATATTGGATGTCTCTCCCACCTTCCATCGTGACGGCCTTGCGAACCGGAACCTTGATGTAATCCCTATCATCGGTAGGGGGCGACGTCGAGATGCCGGCCGATGAACCAGACGAGTCGGCATCATTGGTGATATATTTATACTCGACAGTGTCGGTATCTTTCGGATCGAAGCTGTTCCAATCATACTCATAGTACCACTTGTGATAATCCTTGCCTCGACCAATCTCAAATGTGAGAGCATCGATGCGCTCAATGTCCACCCATACGTCGGATGAGGAATCGTCGTCCTGATAGATCCGAAAAATATGGGCCTTGCGTTTGTCCTTGTCATCCATTTCACACGCCCAACAACCCGAAGATGTCCCAACTATTCGGAGCGACCTTTTTTGCAGTCAGCACCGCACCGATGCGTCCACTCAATATCGAACCATCGGTCTGCAAGAACCCTGCAATCGTATTGAATATGACACCGGTATCTGGACGTAATTTCACGAGCGCGGCTGTACATTGCCGAAACGAAATTTCTGTCGACAGTGGAAAATTAAGATTTATGTCGCTGGGAACAACAATTGTGCATCCCGACGCGCTGACGCATCGAACGTAGCTTGCGATATTGTCTAATGTCAAAACATAGGCGGTTCCGGCAGCTTCCCGCAACGCCTGTGCTGGGAATACGGTCGGTGTCTGCCAGCCAACCTCATAATCAAGGTCGGAAGTCTTGAACAAATACTGTCCTTGCAACCCGCCAACCGGCAGGACATTGGCGGGATTAGTCAACAACAAACCGTAATAAGGATGCCCCGCACCGTCATTGGCACCAGGGTCAAATGATGGACCGCTGAGATGGTTGAACAGCACCATATAGGTGCCGCCATTGAAGGTCACGACGTCATTGACGTTGTAGTGGGTGCTCGGAAGCCATCCGCCGCGGAAGTACCACTGGACCATCGGCAATGCGAACGGCCCCTGAATGGTGCCGTCGGTCATGTGGATGTAGAAGGAGCTCCCGGAGACCTCGAAAAACGAGATCGACACCAGCTCCGGTATCGTCTCCTCGGTCACCGTCAACCGGTTATTCAAATCGTAAAAATTACCGTCGACCTCGCCGGCAACCAGGTTCGCACCCTTGCCCGCGCCCCACGGTCCTGCAGTTCTATAAATGATGGCCATTCTGGTTCAACGGTTCAATTATGATCTGATGTGACTGCCAAGCCCGTTACGGAGATTTTGTTGTCTCCTTTTGCTTGCCGTCCATATAGTCGGTGAACGAGGTGGACCAACTGGTCGTCAATAGCTTGGCCGCTCCACCATACCCAATCCGCATGACGATATTCGGCTGCGGCGCAGCAGACGTGCCCGACGACGGCGGCACGGAGACACCAGGCGTGGTATCGACCACGACAAATGGTCTGACGATTTGCTCAAGACTAGGCACTTGGCGCCTCCAAATTTATCATCCGTGGAATGACCAGCGTCCCAACCTGGATCGGGTATTCCGCTGCGTAATCAAACCCGGCAACCGGGGCCAGTTCGAGGTCCAGCCATACCGGGTTGTTTTTCACCATGTCCTGCACCTGATTTTCCAGGATCTTCTGGGTGTCCTGCGCCGACTGCACCTGTTGCTCGGCAGCCAACATGGCATCGACGGACACGCTCGGTGGGGTCGCGACGTTTTTTGCGATATCCTCTGCGGTTAGGCCATGCATAATCTGATACCTAACGACGGCATCTTTTCCGGTCGGCGGCCCGACACCCGCGCCACCCGGCACCGTGAACGCGAGGTCATAGGTCGGCAAGATCACGGTGCCGCCTTCGTACAACTGATAACCGACCGCAACATAGCCATCATCTGCGTAGACCGGCGTACCTTCAACGACCGTGACCGATCCACCAGCGCCGATGGTGCTCTCGAGTTGAACGGTTCCGATCAACTGACCTTGGTCGCCGCTGCCCTTGATATGATATTCGGTGATTTTACCAAGCGCCTGTCCACCCGGCAGTCTGTAATCGTGCAACAATGCGTTCTTACGGCAGGACAGATTGATGGCGCGCTCGAATTGACAATCAAAACCGATCTTGACGGCCCGCGCGGATTGCAACAAATGCGCCCGTGCCACCAAAAGCGGATACTGCAACGCCTGGACGCCGCGGTCGGTCGGAAAGAACATATTGCGACCCGCATCGCCGATCGGCACCGCGCCCTGCAAGATCACCCCGACGTCGGATCCTTGCATGGACAGCGCAATCGGATTTGCAGCCTCGTCATCGGGTGTGGTCACTATCGACTGCAATGCGCTATTCATCGTGAACGAGATTATTTCGGCACGCTTGCCATTCACGTTGTAGGCCAGCGATAGATTTCCCTTCAATGCATACAGCATCGGCTGAAGATAGGTTACGGTCTCCGACGCCGATGCGGCCGTGCCGGTGTCCGGGTCGCCTATGACACGGGTTCCGGTGTCGGATATGACCAAGCTCGACTCCAGGAGATTGCCGGGCATCGCGATGGTCTGGTTGATGCTGACCGACATCGTGTCGCCATTTCTGTGTGTTGCCTCATGGTTTTGATAGCTGCCGGTCACCTCATAGGTGTAGGCATGATCAGTCCCGAACAGGTCCACGAGCGTGGAATCGACAACACTCCAACCGCCTTGCAAGGAACTCCCCGGCTTTGGCCAATCACTGATCCATTTACCGCCATTGTAGAAAAGCGGTGTGCTAACGCTCGGCAGAGCGAAGCTGCCACCGGCGGTCTGGGTCCAGTTCACCGACCCGCTGAATTGAACCTGGGTCTGCGGCGATTGCGCGAACGAAAGCGAGACGCTGTCGTAGAACGAATCCTCCGGTAGGAATTCCTCGGTGCCGTCCTCACCGAAAGTCATGTCGGATGTGGTGATCCTAAGTGTTGTGCGATCGACATGCCACGTCCTGGTATAGGGCTCGAGGATCGTGTCGGGGTCGTCCCATTTGGTCTGGTCGATCCATATCGGGTCATAGTAGGGAGACACCTTGAGAGCCTCTGCGACCGCCTGCTTCTGTGCCAGGTAGTCGGTGGGCCGCGCCAGAAACTTGAGTGTCACCACCTCGTTGAACACGTTGCTGGGCAGCGCCACCAGGCGCCCGTAGAACAACGGTGTGACTGTTCCGGTCTGCGATTGCCACGAAAACCATACCCATTGCAGGCGACCAGGTGCCAGCAAACCGATCCGCGGATTCTTTATTTCGACATCCAGGGTCGGGATTTGCCCCTCGATATGCGCGAGATCGAACGACAGGACTGTCTCGTCCTCACGCATGTGGGTGGCGCTGAACGACTCTCCCGGACCGCACCAGGCAAAATAGAACACGGCTTCACACCTCTTCCAGATCTAGCTCCCACGGCACCGTGCCCATCCACTCGTCCACCTGCAATGTGCTGGAGGTCACCAACATGGTCAGGCGCGGGCGGTAGAAAACGAAACTGCCCTCGGTGAATTGACTGCCGGATATCACTAACCGCTGCGGCGATCCTCCTGCCGGGTAACACAGGTATGCGACGCAATCGACCGTGACCGTCAGTCCCGGCCAGATCCCGTCGAGTGACGGAGTGCGGGCATCGGCGCAAGTGATCTTCGACTTGTACTTGTGAAACTGCGGATGATTAACGTCGAGCAAGAGACCATTGATCGACCGGCGTATGTTCTTCGACGCGTCGATCGGCTCCAGCGTCTGCGACAGATTGCGGGCGGAATACAACGGCACGCCCATGACGCTGATCTGCAGCAGGGTTTGAGCGTCGGGCGGTGCGTTGAGATATGACGGCATCGATCACTTTCGCCATGACTGCTTGCGGCCGACGCTGGCGATTTGGCTATGCACCGCAAAACGTTCCAGCGCGCCGGCGACGCCCTCCTGCATGGTCATCGGCCCGAACGAGCGGCCCTCGATGGTGAGGTGAAGCGCGCGCGAGGAGGAGCCTCCGACCGCCGCTGCCCCCACGATGGAAGGCCGCATGCCCGTGTTCAACCCACCCAAAGCAAAGCGCGGAACAATCTGCATCGCGTTGATCGCGTGCAGGAACGGCAGCCCGACCCGTTGCACCGCCGCGACGTTGAGCACGAACTCGCCGCGCGACAGCAAGGCAAGATTGCGATCGACACCGGGCGCACCGCCAACCTCGCCGCCCGCCGCCATGCCGGGCGCGCCACCCGGGGCCACCGACCCGCCGCCGCCGGTCAAGCCGGCCCACAATGCCTTCGCGGCGTTGACGAGACCCTGGATCCACCCGCCGATCGTGTCGATCACCGACTTGACCGGGCCAAGCACCGCATTGAAGGCGCCGACGATCGCATCCTTCACCTGTGCCATCGAAACATTGACGGCATCAACCAAACGCTGGCCAAAGTCCGAGAAGAAAGCACCTGCGGCTTGCGCGGCGGATGTTATGGCATCCCCGAGCTTCCTGAACGCCGGCGCCCAATTTTCCCAACTCGACGCTTCAGCTTCAAGCCTGGCTTGCTTGAGTGCGGCCGTGCCCTTTTCGATGCTGGCTATTTGTTCAGGCGTGAAGCCAAGACCCTTGAGCACTTTCTCGAAATCCAACTTTTCGATCGGCGACATCTTTTCGTAGAGCTTCGCGGCCTGCAGGCTGGCCTGGTAGGACGCATCGCCGATCTTCTTGGTGTCGGCGGCGACATCATCGACTGCTATCCCGGCATCCTTGAGCGCGGCGACGAACGCCTTTGCGCTATCAATAGCCTTCGGGAGGTCGTAGGCGGCCCCGCCAGTGAAAGGCATAGGCCCAGTGGGGGCGTTCTCCTTGGCGATCTTCGCAATGTTTCCCATCACTTCAATGGTCGCCTTCGCCTGATCTTCCCACTCCTTCATTTTGCCTTTGATGAACGAGAACGCTTCCGCCGCCGCGTACAGCGCGATGCCGATCGGCCCCAGCGCCGCCCCGATCTTTACAAACCCGGTGGCGACGCTGGCCGCCCCTGATTCACCGACGACGCGCATGACCGTGCCCATCGCCCGCATCTGTCGCGTGGTGACGACGGTCTTCTCCGCGACCTGATCCAATCCAGCGCCGAGCTTGGCCGCTCCGGTACCGACCTGGCCGGCCGCGGCCTGCACGCCCTGCAGCGACGACCCGGCGCTGCCGGCGGCCTGCTCCAACTTGTTGAACGACGTCTGCGCGGTATCGCCGACCTTGGCGAGCGCCGTGTCGTCTACTTCAATAACTACTTTTTGGACGATGTCGTCTTCGGCCATGTTATGCGCTCACCTTCATTCAGTGTCAGTCAACAACTTTGCCAGATGTTGCTGCATGCCCTTGCTGTCGCCGTGGGCGTTGCACAGGTTGACGAACTCGTGGGCGAGGTTGATCTGGCGATTACGTTCGGACAGCTTTATCCAGGCCGCTAATTGACGCGGGGTGAGGCCCCACGCGCGATCCCAGGAGAGTCCGTCTGCAATGCCGCGTTGGATGGCGCGGGCGATGAGTTCCCCTGCGCGCTCGGCTGGCTCGGCGTATCCGGCACCATCAGCCGGGTGATCTGCTCGACGAAAGGGCCGAAGCCCTGCGGGAACGACAGCCTCTGCACCGCCGACAGGATCGCCATTTGGTCGGCGGCCCCGAGCTCCTTCGCCTTTGCGATAATAGCTTCGTCATCCGGCGACCCGGTCGCAATCGCGATTATCTTCGCAAACAGATCGGGCGCAAGCTCCAACATAGCCGAGTTGCTAGTACCCATCTGCGCGAGCGCCGGCTGCATATCGGGGAACTCGGAGAACAATTTGAACAGACTGGCAGCCGTCAATCCGCGCACCGTCAGTTTAACGCCACGGATGTCGACTTCTTCCGTTAATGGACCGAGGTCAAGCAGGCTGTTCATTTGGCCGGACTCCTTTGTTGAGCTTAGGTCGCCGCCGCCACCAGCGTATTGGTGCTGGTCGCTGGCGTGCTGCCGATCGGATTGACGCCGGTGACTATCACCTTGAATGATTTGCCAACATCACCGGCGACCACCGTATAAGTCTTGCCGACCTGGGGTGGAGAGATCGGCACCCACGGGCCAGTCGTGCCGGTGACGCTCTGCCACGCATAAGTATAGCTATGCGCGCCTGTCCAGCCGCCGATGGTTGCGGTCAGCACATCTCCGACCTTGGGGGCGCCAGGTGAAGAAACGGAGGCGCCGCCCGTGATCGTCGGCAGCAGCACGTTCGACGGCGCTATGGTGTTCACTGGCGGCATCAGCGTCATAGTCCCAAACACGCCATCGATCGACTGCACCGATCCGCTAACCACCATCTTGACGAAGGCGTTGTCGATAATTGGCGAGAAGTCGCCCGAAGGCGTCAGGTTAACGCTGAGCAGATCAACATACCAACGTGGTCCGACCTCATTGGTGGCGAAGAATTTCAACTCGCCGATGAATGAACTACGCGAAAAGATTTGCACCTGCGGATTTGGTGGCGTTCCGCCATCGTTGCCGACATCGCCCATTAGCAACATCGCGAGGTTCTGCGCGGTCAACTCTTCAAGGTCCATCTTCACCTCGCCCGACTTCTCGGTGATGATAGTCAAATCCTTGATGCGCGAGCCCGCCATCGAACTATAATGATCGAGCGTCGTCACCTTCGGTGTGAACGTGAACGTCGGCACGTTGCCGACATGAAAGAAGCTGAGCTGGTCGATCGGCTTGAACAGGATGAAGCCCTTGCCGACTGCAAGGTTGCTGACATCCGGACTGCTGACACCGTAAGCCATGGTTTGAGTCTCCTTCTCTTTCAGTTGAGATCGGCTGGATCGAGGACATAGGTCAGTTGGAAATATAGTTGCATTTGACCGACGACCGTTGATCCGGTCTGCAAATCCGAGACGTGGCCGGTGTGCATCAATTCGCCGTTCGCACCTAGCAGGGCGTTCAGTTCGTCATCCCAGGTGAAGGCATTGAGCACCCTCATCCGTAAGCCGGACAACTCTTCACCGACGCCGGTATTCTCTATCGTGTCACGCGGCTTGAGAACGATGAACACCTGCGGCGTCAGTTCGAATATGCCAGGGGCGCGCGCACCACCGCGCGTGTGGACCGCCTGTGGGTTCTTGAGAACCTCCTTGCCGTCCAACAGAACAAGGGCCGGGAGTTTCTCCGACGGGATTTCGGCACGGTTGCGAAACACCGACAGGGTTTCCGGTCCGCCATTGACCGTCCCCAACAGCGTCAACAACCGCGACAGGATCATCTCGCGCTTGTCCTGCATCAGCGCCTGACCTGCAGTTCCCAATAAATCACGATATTCCCCGGCACCAATTTTCCGACAGGGGAGACGATGCGCAGGGTCTCGCTCTCGGCGCCGGTCACGGGATCCAAGGTCACTAGGCGATCCTGTTCACTATCCGGATCGAGGCCGAGACCGACTGGGGTCACCAGCGCCTTGCGGTCGGTCTGATTGACGAGCTTACCCATGCGTTCCTGCGGCGTGTAATCCACGATGAAGGCGAAGCACGGACGATCGCCGCTATCACGCCGCAAGATTGCCGGCGCCCCGTACTTGCGGATCATGCTGTCGGAAATAGCGCGCTCTCTGCCATAGTCGATCATACGATGGCAATTCCCGGGCTGTTGCGCCGCATCACCGCGAGGAACATCAAGCCATAAGACGAGTTGGTCAACGACGGATAGGACGACCCACCGGAAGCTGTGGAAGCCGCAGCGTACTGGACCGATATCTGTCCGATATGTTCCGAGGTGACCAATCGGCCGCTCCCGCCTGCCGACGCCTGGCCTTGCGCTACGAAGTGGGCCGCCAAATAAAAGGTCGCGGCTTGCGCATCCACTGGATCCCAATCATCCCCAATGAACAGCGCAGCCTCGTCCAAAGCCGTCTGCACCACACTGTCGTCCACCGCCATGAACTCCTGGAACATGGATTTGAAAGCGACGACATTGATCGGATTCGCGGTGTCGATCACCGTCATCGTTCCGATGGTCGGCGTCGAGCGCCGGTTGTCGGCCAACGGATCGATGATGACGATCTCATAATAATAGTTGCCGGATAGAGCCATGGTATCGGCGGAAGCGAGCAGAACCGAGAAAGCATAAGACGGCGCATCCTCGACAACGATGCTCCCGTCGGATGTGGTCTTGATGACGACCGACGCAGTCTTGTCGGCAACCCCGCGCACCTGCGGATAGGCGGTCCAGGTCATGTTTACCTGCGCCATGTCAAACGGCGGATCGGGCGGCGGCACGATGCCATAATCGACATCGGTGTCATCGCCCGCGATCAGACTGAAGTTTTGCCGAAGCTCGGTCATGCTGCAGTATCAATCGAACCTTTGAGGGAATGCGTCTTCGTCCCACCGACCATATAGGCCGGGCCGGACATCGAACCGACGAGCCGCGAACCTTGCGTCGAGTGGTAATGACCACCGCTGACACGAGCAGAGAAAAAGCGATCAAAGTCGATGTATCTCGGCATGGTGAAGATAGAAATCTGATTGAATGTCGCCCTGAAAACAACATCCAACACCTCGTAAGGATACGGTCCGATATTCGCATCGCCACGCATGCATACCGATGCGTACAACAAATCGGTGTCCCCGAACCAATCGACCTGCATCCCGACCGGACCCGGAAGCATGGACGAGCCGCTGAACGCATCGTCATGCGTCGTGTCGGGATCCTGCCACAAAACATCACCAGGCAAAGCGACGACATCGTGGGATTGGTCGTCGTCGGTCACCAATGAGGCAATTAACGCGGCGCTCGCCTGCAGATCGGGCGGGTACTCGGCTTCCGGCGCAGCGATGAAACCCGCCGACAAACTCACAACACCAGGAACCAGGGTCGAGTCGGAAATGATGTCCGCGTCCATGATGCCCAGCTCCGGCATCAAATGGCCGAAGGCCGCAACCCCGTCAGGATCTAACGTGTCCTCGACATCGACATGGGTCATCGGCGTCAAGTACTGGACCATCAGCAGGACGGCCGATGACATGACCTGGTCGTCATCGATCACGGCTGCGGTGGTGGTGCCATATGACCCGACGATATCCGGCTCAATGACGGCTTCAAGATCACTGACCAGCGATGGCGCCATCTGAACGGCACCGACACTCATGGATGGCTTGCAAATGAAATCGGTAGGACCGACAATCGGCGCAAAGACAATGAAGGTCGTTTGTATGTCATACGACCCACCAACAGAATCATCGTAAGATTCCGGCTGCAAGGTCGTCAGGCTGACAAGAGCCGCGCTGCCCACCCCATCATTGTCGATCCAATCCTGCGGTGTAGCCCCGGCAGACCCCAACAGTACCGGCACCCAAAATACGTTCGTGTCATTGAACAGAGCGGGTAACTGAACATTGCCCGCACTAGCAATCGGGGCAGGAAATACATCCCCGAGATCATGATAGATGGCATCGACCAGGACCACACTGATGCCATTCGGTGTGTGAAAGTCCTCGACATCCGTGACAAGAGACGGCGGACCGACAGTCTGCAATTTTGCCCTTAAGTCAACGTCCATTCGACTTCCTAGTCGCGTCCGGATCCATGACATAGGGCATGCGGAGAACCTGGGTGTGCGGGATCACCGTCCGCCGCCTGCCTGTGGTTGCGTCATAGTGATTGGCCAGCAACATTTGCTTGCCACGACCAAACAGCTCGTTAAATTTCTCTTCGGCATCTTTCATCACTACATAATTCTGCCGAATCGCATTGATCAGCATGTTGATGGCGGCGCCCATCACCGCCTCGACAGGCATGCCGGTCGAGGCGTGCGTGATCATGTCGAACAGCACCTTTTCGTGTCGCGGAAGGTGCTTGAGCGGGTCGTCAACCATGCAGCGCGCGCTCCATGACCTTTGCATAGTCGACGGCCTGATACGCGCCGAGCCGACCGACGCAATCCGGGTATTGCTGCTCGGCCTCATGCGCCAGCACGCCGACCGCCGGCACGTGCGAGCGGCGGTAGCTGTAGCGGTACAGCGGCAACCCATCCGGCAACTCGCCGATGCGGATGATGTCTTCCTTCGCCGCAGCGTCGCTCAGCGTGAATATCCCGGAGGCGTTCCAGGTAATCACGATGTTGCCGCCGTTTGGCGTGACCGGCAGGCCTGTGACCGAGGTGTCCTCGAACAGCGTCAACCGCCACGTGGTATTCGCGCCGGCGTTCTGCCGGTAGATCACGATCGCGCCGACCACCGTGCCCGAGACGGCCGTGAAGGTGACGTCGTCGCCGTCGAACGTGCCATTGACCACCGTCGGCGTGGTGATCGGTTGCGGCGTTCCGACGATGTTCGACAGCGACGAATAGAACTGATGCGCTGCCGAGTAGGTGTAGCCGGACGAGGTCGTGATCAAGGCCGCGTAGGGCGCATTACTTCCGGTCTGGTTGAGCGACTTGTTGGCGTCGGCTTCAGTAAGAAGCGACTGCTTGAAAAGGGGGTACACGGCGTTAGCCATGACGCTGGCCTCCTATGACGATGTGAGGGGATAAGGAAAGACGGGGCGAGCGCAGCCACCCCAAAGCGAAACGCAGGCGCTTACTTCTTTTTGGCTGGCGCGTCCGGCGCCTCGGCGACCGTCTCGAGCGCATCCACGCCGCCGCGGCCCATGATGCCGATGCCGGTCTCGGCGGCGAGCTTCTGCCAATCCTTCTTGGCCATTTTCTCGCGCGCCTCCTTGCCGGCCTCCTGGCCTGCCTGCATCAGCTCGGTTTCCTTCTCGGCCAGTGCATGGCGTGACTTCTGCTCGTCCGGGGTCGCAGCCTCGACCTCGGATGGTTCTTCCTTCTCGGGCTCGTGGCCGGACACCGTGAGATGGCTGCCGCGCTTTGATGCTTCCTGCAGAATCTTGGCTTGCGGCTCCGCGACTTCGACCTCGGCCTCTTGGCCAGGGCCGATTACCTTTGCCTCCCCGCTGGCTGCATGCAGCACATGCGGGGCCTTGCCGGTGTTCTTGAGCTTGATCGTCTGCTTCGCGACTTCCTTGTGTTCGGTCATAGAAGTTCTCCTCAAATGCCGTCTAGATATTGCATCGATTTCGGCCGCCGAACCTCGACGCCGCCGGTGCGGAAGATGCCGGGAACATCGAAGCGAAGCGTCGTGACCTGCATGGGCGGACGGAAGTTGAACGGCATCGGCAGATGCAGTTTGAGAATTTCCGGGGCGCGCCGATAGGCGATGGCTCGGGCCACGCCGCCGGCGCCCGCCGTCTCGAGTCCGCGCACCGTGCGGATCGTCAGCGGATTGCCGGTCAATGCGGAGTAGGCATTGCCGGTCTGCACGAAATTGAGCCCGGTCACCGCCGTATTGGTGACCAGCGATTGGGCCAATACGGTGAACCGATCCGGCGGCAGCAGCAGAGTATCGGCGATTTCGGTGGTGAGCGACCCAGTATAAACCCCGGACAGGATCAGGCCGACGTCGCGCGCCATCTGGTTGGCGGTCTTGGTCGACCACAAAGCGGACGAACCGGTGCCATCTGCCGGCGCGCCGGTGATGGTGACGTTCGGATCGTTGGTGAGGCCGGTCCAGCCCTTGGTGGTGTCGCCAAAGAAGGCGATGCGATCGATCATTTCCTCGCTGGCGCGACGCGCAGCCTTGGCGCGTTCCATGACTCTGTTGATGGTAGGGCCGGAAATCATCGCTTGCTGCCCGGTCTCTTCCAAGGTCCAGTAGTAGCCGATCGCGGCCATTTCAATGCCCTGCTCAAACTTGTTAAGCATGACATCTGCGAACGGAACGTCTGCTGCGAGGTGATTGAACCAGCCTGCTTGGCCGACCTTGTCGCTCGACAAGAACGCGACCGATTTCATCCACTCGTTCCCTGACGAATCGATCGGCACCAGGTTTGGGTATTGAATCTCAGGGTAGGCCACCTCGTAGACTTGAGGCTCGATATATTGTGCCTGCTGCACCACGAAGCTGAGCGCTTGCTGAGCAGCATCGCCGAATTGGTAACTCATGTGTTGGTCTCCATCTTTGCTGGGTTACGCACCCGGAGCGGTTGCGGTGAGCCGCAGCAGTGCGAGCTGGCCGGCGCCGGCCGACGTGATGTAGCGCGAGGCCGGGATCGCGACGCCGGCGGTAGCCGGATTGAGCTGCCCGGTTGTGCTGTCGTAGGTGGCCGCCAAGCCGTGCGTGACGGCCGCAACCGGACGCACCCAGATATCGCCCTCATTCAACACCGCCATGCTATCGCGCTGCTGATACAGATCGACGGTCTGGCCGGATTTGATGATGAGCGTGGTATCGATGCAGCTGATGCCGATGAACTTAGTGGCCCCACCGAGCACGGCGCCGCGGGCATTGGTGCCTTCCGACACCGCTCGCCCGAATGCGATGCCCGCCGCTGTTTCGCAGAGGCGAGTCTCGACGTCATCATCGTCGAGCATGGTGGCGACCTGGCCTTCCAGACCAGGCTGGAGCGTCGCACTATAAGTGGTTTGAACAGCAGGCATGTTCTACCCTCCTCTCATTGGTTGATATTTACGTTACGCGCTCTTGGCCTTGTAGGCGTTGTTTAGGCCGTCGACGTACTTTGCGTAGGCGGTCTGGGACGGCGTCAAGCTCGGGTTGGGCAGTGGCCGCGACCATGCATCGATCGTCCGCTGCAATCCGCCTTTCTTGACTTCCCGCGTCACGGCGCGGAATACGCCGTTGATGGCTTCGTCCGACATCGTCTTGGCGTCGTCGTCACCGATCTCGGCGGCCACAACCTCGCGCTTGATTTGAATGTCGGTCTTGCCGTCGGTCACGAGTTTGTCTCCGAGCACGCAGCGCGCGCGGTCGAACACTTCCATGCTGTCGCGGATGGACTGGTCTCGCTTTTGCGGCGTCCATTCGGCGTCGGCCAGTTTCTTATTCAGGCCAATGATCTCGCCGTCCTTGGTCTCGACGGTTTTGCCGAGTGCTACGACTTGCGCAGTCAGCTCACCGACCTTCTTTTCGTTGTCGGCCAGTTTGCTCTGCAGACCGCCGAGGTAACGGTCGAGAATCTGACCGTCCTTGTCCTCCAACTCGATCTGCACACCATCAATCGTCTTTACACTCATGGCCTTCTCCTTTCGGGCGGTATCGCCCTTTTGCTTGGGAATGCGCTTGCGATCCCCGATTTTCAGCTTGTCGCCGCCGCGCGCCAGCTTGACGATGGCGACATGGTTGGCGCGAATGTCGGTCTGCACCGCGTGATAAGGCTCGCCGGCCGGCGTCACGCCATCGCCCCAAACGAGCTTCGCCCCATAGCCGACGCTCAACTGCGCATGGCCGTTCTGCACCGCGGTGACTGCGTCGTGATCCATGAGCGCGAGCGGCACTTCGATATAGTCACCGTCGCGGGCGACCTTGCCGGTGACATACCCGACGGCAAGCTGCTTCCAGTTCTTCGCGGTGACTGCGTCGTCAGGATGATCGAGCGTGACCGGCCGCCAGGCCAGCGATGCCATTGCCGCCTTGTCGAACACCTGCTCGGCTGGCCGATAGACTCGCACCACCTCGAGGTCATCGCGGCCAACCTCGTGGCCGCTGTAAAGCTGGATGCCGGTGCGGGCGATGCGCGGCGACGCTACCAGATAGCCGTCTTCAGTAATCCGCATTTTGGCGCCGGCGTCGTTGAGGTCGCAGCGCTCCTCGACCTCGATCCTGTCGAGCATGTTCATGGGCGTGACCTTTCAGTCGACTATGGCTGGTGGCGCGATCGGATTGCGGTCCCACGCGCCGCTGAAATAGCCGTAGGCCGCAAGCGCAAGCATCGCGGCCACGACCAGTACGAATACGGAAAAGAAAAACAGCCGGTCGCTGGGCATCAGGTCAGCGCCAACGGCACCAGGCCCGCATGCGAGATGATGCGGATCGACGGGATGCCGAACGCCAACGCCACCAGCATGTAGAGCCCGATCAGCGCGACCACGGCGATGTAGAGCTTGCGCACCATGTCCGGAACGGCAAACCCGATCCAACTGCAGAACCATAGGATGATCGCCCCGACCAACAGCAGGATGGCGATCACAATGGCGATGTTGATGATGCCCAGAATGAGTCCGCTCAAACTCATGTGACTACCCTCCCGTTAGGATTTGGTCATCTCAACCCGGTAGAGAGCGCCAAATGTCTTGGCTTCGGCGGTCACGATCTCCACCAGATGGAATTTCTTGGGAATACGGACGCTCTCGTGGCCGGAGTATTTGGGCTGCTTGTCATCAGCCGACATCAGCAGCGGCACGCCGCCGGACTTGCGATCGACACGAAACAGTCGCCCCGGATAGTCCTTCGCGCTGACGCCCAGTGCTTCAGTCGCAAAGCTCAACGGAATCCAAAGCAGCGGCTTTCCCTGGATGACGGCGCCGTCCTGGAACACCCGCCAGTACGGCACCGCTTCCCGGATCGTGATGGTGCGGATGGTACCTTCGCCGCTAACGTCAGACGTCAAGCCCTCGGTCGTCCAGCGCGAGCCGAAATTGCCGGCCGATGCAATGTCTTCACGGCCTTTTTCAACCATCGTCTCCGCGAGCTGATCGGTGGCCGCATCGATCGCGGTTTGGACCTTCAGGCGGTACTTTTCCAGATTGCGATCGAGTTGCGCATCGAACGTCGGACTAACAACGCGAATGCCAATCGCCATCAGCCTTCCTCTGCCGCGGCAGGCGCCATCTCGCCCTTCTCAACCTTCAAAATCAGCTTGCGACCATCCGCAAGCGATGCCACGAGCAGCGTCGCATCGCGCTTGTCTACAGGCTCAAACATGGCGTTCACATAAGCCAGGATAGCCGGTTGTCCATCAACAGTGCCTCGCTCGATCATCTAATCTTCTGCTTGTGAATGCGATCAACAGTCCGATAGAGATTGCGCCACAATGTGGTGCCCTTGGCCTCGCCTGCCGCTTTTGCCACATAACCTTCCGGCGTCTTAGCCACTGTCTTAAGACGCTCGCTGATCATCCGGCTATAACCAAGATGCTCCGGGAATTGGCCGTTCGTGTATTTGATACGCGCCATCTCGGCGAGAGTTTCGTGAAACGCAATATCGTGCGAAACATTGCTTTCATGATATCCCTTCCAGTATTCCGCGCTGTAATCCGACACACCGTCACCCTTGGCAAACTCCTCGGTAGGATGCTGATAGAGCGCATCGTGCATCGCCGTGTAGTTAGGATATTTTTTGTCGTAGGGTTCGCGCAGACCGCCGTCGGGTTTCATCATCGCGTCAGTACCGCCGCGCTTGCCCCACCAGTACGGATGATTCGGATCCGGGGCGGGACCCGGATCTTTCTGCATCGCATCGGAATCACGACGATAGGCGTCGAGCGCACCCTGAAACTTTTCATGCTCGATCTCGTGCGCGGTCACACCGGCCACGCTTTCCGGCCGCAAATGATCCGCATACAACCGGATGCGCCCCTGCTCGCCCTTCGTGATCTCTGCGTCGCCGGCTGCAACATGCATCACGCCATTGACATCGAATTGCCGGGTGCCAGCAACAACATCTACGCGCGAACTATCAAAACCGAGGTCCTTAGAAACTTTGTCAGCCGTGGCCCAAACTTGCTCGTGGCTCATCCCGCTGGCTTTTTCACCACTCTCCGGGCCACCAGCCGGGCCACCGCCAGTCCATTTGCCTGACGGATCGCGCGGTTGATCCGGGCTATAGTCAAGCAGCGGAGCGGCGTCCGAACCAACTCCAGGAAGTGAAAGCTGCGCAGGATCGGCGAGCGCCGGCACGAGCGCGCAGCGGCAATTGGGGTGCGCTGGAATCAGGTCGTCCGCCTCGTCGAGTGAATACGGCCCATCGGCTGCGAGCTCGTCGCATTCGTCACAGACACGATCGTCGCCCGCGGTCTGCACGTTCACTTCTTCGGCTTCCGCTTCTGGCGCAGGCTCTGGCGCAAGGGCTTGCTCGACCTCCGCTAAAACGCCTTGCTCGGCCTCGGCTGCAGCAGCCTGCTCGGCCTCCACCGCCGCAGCTTCTTCGGCGGCCGCCTGTGCAGCCTCCTGCTCGACGGCTTGCTCGGCCGCTTTCGCCGCATACTCGGCGGCGCGCGCCTCTTTCCTGGCAGCAAGGACTTTCTGCCACGCTGCCGCCGCCTCTTTTTCTCTCGCCGCCGTCGCGGCCTTCGCCGCCGCTACTTCCTCGCCGGCTCGAGCACGCGACGCCGCCAATCCCGCTTGAGCCTGCGCGCGGCTTAGTCCCACCATGGCGCCAGCCATATGGGCCTCAACCTCGGCCGCCACGCGCGCTTGTTCGGCTTCGAGCTCCGCTTGCGCCACCGCTTGCTCGGCTTCCCGCTGGCGTTGCTGGGCCGCAAACAACTCGTTGGCCGCCCGTTCTGTTCGTTCCTTTTGCGTCTCGCGATCGTGCAGACGATGATCGTGCCGCAAATGATCCCGCTTCAAGAACCGCGAGGGCTTGCGCGGCTCCAGGCGTTCCGGCGTGATGCCGACACGCGTGATGCCGGCAGCGCGGAATTGGGCTATCCGACCGGAGTTGTGCAGCTTGACCGTCAGGGTGTTGGTCGCCATCCGCACGCGAGCGTCACCGACCTTGCGCAGCACCGGCAGAACCCGCCGATACATCGGCTGCGGCTTGCGCCGGCCGAGCGCGGCACCGGCGGCCTGCCGAGCCACCTGCTGCACAAGCGCAGCCGCGATGCCCGCGAACTCGCGACCGGCGAGCTCGCGGAACACCGACGGCAGTGGCGCGGCACCGGGAGGCGTGTGTGTCAACGCACTGCCCGCCTTAAATCCGGAAGCGTAGGCACGCTCGAGAAAGCGTTCCCACCAGCGGCCACCGAGCAATTGGGCGTTAACCGTCTGCTCGAACCATTGCATGAACGCCGCCAGCCGATTACCCGGATGCGGCAGCAACTGCGCCAGCGGGTCGCCGCGTGCCGCCATCAGGTCGTGCTCGACCAGCATCGTATGCGTGAGCGAGCGCACCCGCGTCAGGCGGCGATTGCCCTCGGCCAGGAACGATCGCCGCAAGCCAGCCGTGCCGGTCGGATCGCTCACCGAACGGCGCCTCCCGCGGCGTCTGGTAGATCGATCGCCACCGCAAACTCACGCAGATCTTGCTGCGACACCGGCGCAGCGCGCGTGCCCGACCGGAACTTGATGAACGCAATGGCGCGCCCGACATCATGCGAGACGAGCACCGCCGCGCCTGGCACCACCACCGGCAATGTGAGCTCATGGCCGTCGAGCGTGAACAGATCGTTGTAGAACACACCGTCCGTGCTGATCTGAAACGTCAGCGGCGCGGCATCGGTCCAGGCACCCGGCATGGTCAACCGCACCAATTCGCCGGCGCTGCAGTCGATGGCGTCCGACAACGATTCACCGGCTTGTATGAAAGGGCCGTTTAGAACCTGCAAGGTCATCGTGTTACCTCTGCATCAAATTTGGTGGCCCACCGGAGAGACATGGTGCTCCCGGTGGGCCTTCCTGCCTACTGAGCATTGATGGATGGATCAGCGGGGCGGGACTCTATTTCTCTTTAGGCCTCAGGTTTGCGTTTCCGCGCTTGTAGCTATCAACTCGAATACGCTTTTTGACGCTGCCGTCCTTATTACGAATTACACGCCAGTAGGCGTGAACCTCGTGCCGCCGCTTCCTATGCTGATGCCGTGGCATCGCCTCGGCACTGCCGGCGCAGCGACCGCGTCAGCCCGGCCAAGCCCAGCAAGCCGGCGGCGAAGAACGGCAAGCTTGCTGGCAACGGGGTCACCACTGCCGCCGGTGCGGCCTCAATGAAGAACGAGTCCGGCCCGTCGTTCAACCCAGACATGAGCGCCACGAAGCCAATCGTATCACCCACATGCACATCGTTCAGGTTCAGCAGCGCCCCGGTGATGGAGTAATCCGGGAAGCCGGTGCCGTTGTTCTTCGATGGCACGTTGCCAGTCGTCCCACCAGTGAAGCTCGCCAGCACGGTATGCGTCGTGAAGTCGAGGAAGAAAAACGAGTTCAACGTCTGCGGCGAGTTGGTATCGTTGACATCGACGCCGATGCTGAAGCCCAAACTGGTGTCGCCGTTGAGCAACAAGAAAGCCAGAAAGGGACTACCGGCACCAACGGTGTAGCCCGTAGCGAACGTATTGTCGGCGAGCGTGTTGCGACCCCCATTGCCTTGATCGGAGAACGCAGTGATCGAAGACACGCTTCCGTTGTTGCTATAGTCGTTGTAGCCGAAGTTCGCCGGTTGCTGCGGCTGGTTGGCACCGCAGATGACGCACGGGGCATTCTGTGGCTGATTCCCGGCGGGCACCACGTTTCCGAGGCTCAGGCTGCCCGAGTTGGTGGTATCCCAAGTCACACCGCCTAGCGTGACGGTGCTGGCCGCGCCAGGACAGGTAAGCGCCGCCAGGATGGCGGTCGTAGCCAAAACTCTCTTCATAGGTTTATTCTCCGTTGGTTGAAGCGTTCGGTGCCGGCATCGGCGGCGGCAGTAAGGCAGCGTTTGGATCAGCCGGTGGCGCATTTGGATCGGGCGGTTGTCCCGTGAAAGGCGCCAGTTGCGGCGGTGGCGGCGCGGGCGCGTTGTGTTCCTCGACCGTATCGCCCTCGGCCTCCGCATCCGCAAGCGCCTGCTCGAGCCCCGGATAGAACCCGTCCTCGATCAACTGATTGATGCGCGCGTGCGCCAGCGCGGTCGGCGGGATCTGGCCCTCGTCGGCGTCAATCTTGTAGGTCTGCGCCTTCTTGAGCGCCAAATCCGCCTTCTCGCCGTCGGTCTGCTGCCACAGCGAGTTCCATTCGTAATAGATTTCGTCCGGTCGATCGCCCAAGGACGAACGGATCAGCACCTCATCGAGGATGTTCATTGCCGGCGTCAGGTTGACCGACTGCTCGCTGGCTAGCCGATCGTAGTAATTCCGGAAATCTGCCTCACCAGTGGTGTTGAGGCCGCGATGCGGCAGACCCAGAAACCGCGAGGCTGGAATATCGGCGGCGCCCGACGTGATCTGCAGGTAGGCCGTCAGCAAGGCCTCGGCTCCCGCCAGGTTGGTCCCGATGCGCTGCCACTCCTCGCCGGAATCCAGCAGGATGGTGTTGATGATCGACTTGGCGACATTGGCGTTACTAAACCGGCTGATGATCTTCTGTGTGCCGGTGTCGGTCGACAACTCATCGCTCAGATTCGGCACCTTGATCACGTCGATCTTCATTTCCGACATGAGCGTCGCCAGCGATCCACTGATCAACCCGCACGCCTTGATCGCGTCGTTGATCGGCTGCAACACGCTGTCCCCGAACGATGACGTGCTCGAGGTGAGAATGTCGGGCGGCGGCAGTCCGACGAACCGCACGACCCGCGACGGATGCAACTTGACTTGCGAACCAGGCATCAGCGCGAGCGACGCGGAATTGGTCAGCACGGGGCGGCCAAATCGCTCGAACTGTGTCTGCAACTGATACCAACTGGGCTGCCCCCAGTATGGCGAGCTTATGTCCCAGACTGTTTCGCCCATCGACAAATAGTGCCACGGCACCACATGCAGGAACTTCAGATCGCCTTCGCCGACCGCTTCAGGGACGAGCTCCTCCTCCGGATTGCCGGATTCGACCCCGATGACGATGACCGAGCCGCCGTACAGCCGCGCCTTGACCAGCGCCTGCTGCACTTTCATCTGCACGAACAATTTTCGCTCGCACATCTCGAGTTTGGTGATTTGATCCTGCTCGGCCTGCCACGCCCGCCATTCCCGCGTCATGTCAAAGGCCGGAATATCGATGCACTTGCGCGCGATCCAGTCGCCGCGATAGGCGATCTCACATTCGGCCAGCGACATCGGCGCGAACGTGTACTGCTGCGACGCGAATTTGTCGCGGCCAGGCACACCGAGGCCGGCCAGGAGATTGGTGAAACCGTCACGTAAAGGTTTCAGGCTGATGACGCCCATTTGCGGTAATCCTGAAATCTGACCATAATCGGGACGGGCTTGACGATTGATCCGGTGACCGCGGACTAGATCATTCGAGACACATGAGGGAAAATTAAATGCGCCGGGGACACCCGGAGAGCCCAGGCCCTCGCCCAGCATCAACTCGCCATGGCATCGAGATTGTAGCTGCGCTTCTTGCGCTCGAAGCACGCCCACGCCAGCGCAAGCGCGCACACGCAGTCGTCATGCTGCCCGGGTGGCGCCGAATAGCGCACGCCGAGCGCGGTGTAGGAATATTCGAACTCGGACAACTCGATGCTGATCGGCCCTTGCGGAAAGCGCACCTTGCGTTCGTGGATCGCCAGCGCCAGACCTTCCATCAGCATCTGCTTGGATGCGCTGGTGAACCGAAACCCTTCCAGCCGCGGGCACGACAATTCGTAGACGTCAGCGCCATTGCCGCTCTTGCTGTGATCCGGGCGCTTGATCGCCTCGACGATCGGGTCACCGACGCCGGTCTCATCGATCAGCGCCGGCGTCCTGGCGACAAACTTCTTGATGATCTTGACTTGTTCCGACCACGGCTTCTGAAACCGCAGCGCAATGGCGACGCAGCCCTCGGCATCAAGCCCGATGCCCACCGTCCAGTCCTGCTTGCGCGCCAGATCCCAACCCCACGCAACCGCCGGCTTGCCGGACAGCGGCGCGATGCAGGCGCGAATGTGATCGGCCCCGAATGGATTGCCTTCGTCGTCGCTCGGCTCGGCGAGGTAGAGCTCGCGGAACACATGGTCCGGTAGCATCGACTTGGCCGACTCGATCTCGGCATCGGCCAGCACACCCGCCGCCACCGCGTCATAGGCCGTGAGCTTGTGATATCCGAGTTCGGGAAAGCCCGCCTCGGCCTTGCGCGCGAGCTGATAGAACCAATTCTTGCGGCCCTTGACGTTGCCGATGATGCGGATCGGCCCGCGCGTCGCCGTCAGGGTCGAGCGGATGGCGTGCCAGCTTTCCTCTTTGAAGCGCGACGCCTCGTCGATCACCGCCGCATAGACGTCTTCGCCGTACAGCGAGTCCGAGTGATCGCCGCTGCGGAACGCAATCACTGCACCGCGGGCGTTGGTCAATGTGTGATCGCTGAGATTGACGGCGAAGATCGGCAACCCGTCCTGGTCGACGAAATGCTGGCGCATGCGGTTGAATGCGATGCGTGCCTGCAGGCTCACCGGCGCAACCCACCAGAAGTTCTGGCCGGGCGCGCCCTGCAACGCCTTCTCGTACAGCCAGATAATGCCGCTGACGGTCTTGCCGCTCTTGCTGCTCGCCTCGATGACGGAGATGCGGCGCGGATCGAACATCGCCGCCATCTGCTTGGAATACAGCGGCGGCCGTTGATAGATGATCTCTTGCGCCGCTTGGTCGAGCATCACGCCGCGGCCTCTTCATCACCGGCGCCAGCAGGTTGCTCCTCGACCGCCGTCGCATCGCCATCGATCACCGCGTCGCTGTACACCTTGCCGCCGCGCTCATCGAGGATCGTGCAATTGACGATGGTCCGCCGCTGCTCGCCCTGCGGCATCATCGCGATCGCCGCCAACCGCGGCGCCTCGTACGGCGTAATCGCCTCGAGGTATCGAAGCTGCAGCACGGCGAGCTCCATGAACATCTTGTAATCGCCGCCTGGCCGCGGTTGGCCGTCGGGTTGCCACGGTTGCTTGAGCGCCATCGCCGAGCCAAGGTACCGCGCGGTCTCGCGCAAGCTCGTCAGCGACAGCTTCTGCACGACCGGCGCGTTCGCCTTGGCCTTCTCGATCGCCGCGACGGTTCGCTTGTTCAGCGATCCGGCTGGACGGCCGCCCTTGCCGGGGTTGTTAGGGTCTTTTGCCCGCGACTTGCGTTTGGCGGATTTGGCGGGGCCACTGGGCTGGGAGAGATCTGAGAGCATCGTTATTCGAGCTTTGCCATCAGTATTTTACCCCGGTATTGCCTCAAATTGTGTGACTGCCCTGTACTTAGGGTCTATTTCGCGCGCGCCGGCTCGCTTGGCGCAAAACGCACCAGCGGCCATTTGTGGGCGTTTCACGTGAAACACAAATTCGGGGTTTATTTGGAAACGCGCGCCGCGCGGTCGAGGGACGTGATTTTCGGCCCTCAATAGATGCGAGGAATGGAAACCAACAATAATGTGAGGCAACCAATGCACGCGACAAATGGAACTTTGATTGATCGCAGTTTTCGATTAGTAGCTCTGATTGGCCGAAACCGCAATAGGTAGTCCAACCGATTCAATGAGATCGCCGGCGCCGAGCTCGATGCGGGTCTCGCGGCCGAACATCTCGAGCAGGACGATTTCGCGGTCGCGCGGGCTCATGCCCTGGTAGATCGCGGTGAAGCCGCAGAACGAGCCTGAGTTAATTCGCACGCTCTGGCCTGGCTTGAACGCCCGCGATTTCGGTGGTTTCGGTAGCCTTACCAAACCGTTGCGCATGGTTGCGCCCTTGATTTTATCGATTTCGGCGTCCGGGCAGCAGGCTGGATGGTCGCCGGCCATGATCAGGCCAAGCACGCCGATCGTTTTGGTTATGACCCGCCAGCGGTCGACGACCCGCACGAACAGGTAGCTGGGAAACAGCGCCACGATCCGCGGCGTACCGTTGAGGTGGATGCGGATGCGCGGGGCGAAGATCTCGAAGCCTTCCTCGGCGAGCCGGATGCCGGCGGAGGATTCCCGCTGCGAGACGGTTTGCGCCACGGCCCAAAAGGTCATGGCCATTGCCTTTAGCGCGGCGGCGGCAGGCGCGTCAAATTTTGGCTCGAAAGCTCGCTCGTTTTTCGATCCCGAATTCGAACCGAAAAATCCTCTGACTCAGAGTTCTTATATATAGGACTAGAGTATGTCCCGTCCCGATTTCGCTCCCCTGCAGGGTATGGATTCCTGCGTGGGCGTCGGGACAGCATTTGTCCCGGCTTTTTTTGTTGTGTTTGCGGTGGTTAGTCGATTTCGGGACAATCGGGACAAATGGCATTGTCCCGTGTGGCGAAATTGTGAATTCAACTGGTTGTCGATTTGCTTTCGGGACACCTACCTGTCCCGGATTAAGGCAGCCTCAAAACAGGGCCTTTTGGCTGTCGGAATCCTTGCGCCGATTGAAGCGCAGGACGGCCTGCCGGGCGGCGTCTTTGCCTTCGTCGGTGAGCTGCCACTTGTTGCGGATCTTGGTGGTCAGCTTCGGCTTTTTCTTTTCCATGCCGGTGACCAGGCGCTCGACCTTCTTTTTGTAGGCTTCGCCGGTTTCTGATGTCCAACCGAGATCGTTTGCCCAATTGGCGAACGAGCCGCCGTGGTCGGCCGGCACGTTGAGCATGGCGGCGAGCACGCGATCCTCGTCTTCCTCGGCCTTGTAGTCGTGCTGCTCTTCCTCGCGCTGGCTGATGGGGACGGCGCGTACCGTGCTGATCTGCCTACCTTTTTGGTCGAGCAGCTTGTCCGACTTGATGGGCTCGAGCTTGAACGACATGGCCTGGAAGCCTGGCCCGCGGATTTTGTTGTAATGCAGCTCGACAACGTCGTCGCTGGTGCGCCAGAGGGTCAGGTTGCCGTCCATTTCGGCGAGGTAGGCGCCGCCGCCGCGCGGCAGCAATTGGGAAGGATCGGTGACGTATTTGATGGGGTGGCAGAGCACGAGGACGCACGGCTTTCCGCTCAAGGTGGTGAGGCGGCGCAAGGTGCGCGCGTAGCCGCCCATCTGGGTATTGCTGAGCTCCTCGTTACCGAGAAAATAAGCCGCGCTGGTATCGATGATGACCAAACTGGCTTCGCCGTTTGCCTTAACGTCGGCCTCGATCGTCGCCCACATCTGGGCGATGTCGAAGACGCCGGGGATGAACGTGATGTTGTCCTGGGTCGGGTCGTCCTTGCGGAAGCTGTCGCTGCCAATGACGCGCATGCGAACGTCGTCGGGGTTTTCGCCGACGAGG